CAATTCTTCCATTGGTAATAACTGGATTAAATTCTGATTTAATAGTAAAACCAGCTTCCCAATATGACGGATAACCAACAAGACCATTTTCAGGACTAATATCAACAACAACATTATCTCTTGTTCCATTGTTAGGAAATATTGTTACTGAGTTATTTTCAATGACTAATGGAAAAGATGCAGCACGAGCTACTGCTTGCATTTGGTCAATGATAGAACCTGACAAATATTGATTTTGTAAAACAGCGTGTGCGTTATTAATATTATTAAACGTCCAATTGCTTCCTAATTGTTTAGTTAGCGAAGCTAGTATATCTTCAGCGTTTTGTGCGCCAGGATAAGTATTTGCAGCAGCAGGGGCTGCTTTATTGTAATAGCCAGCTACCGCAGCACAAGTAAAAGAAACATCAGGCAATGAGTTTAAATCAATAAAGCTCGAAATAATTGTTCCTGAAAATATTTGTCTTAAAATACTATTTTGATTGCCAGCAGAAACAGTAATTGATTGATTTTGAACTGCGACCATATTCGAGCCTGTGCTTGAATATTGATTCATTTGGTCAAGCGTCATGCCATATACTTTTAATTGCAATTGACCAAACGCACTTTGACCACCAGGATTAATAATCGTAGCAGAACATCTTAATCCTTCAAGATTAAGCGTTTCGCCATTTGCGCTAGTGAATTGTAAATTAATCTGACGAAACTGAAATGTCATGCTGTTTGAGTCCAATAAGTAAGAAGATACCTTGAACCAAGATTTGTGTAATACGGGTTATCATCACCTTGAATATCTATAAAAACTAATTGCCCTACAAAACCAAGATAAGATTCTCTAATTAAACCAACATTGTTTAAACAAAGCATTGACTCAACAATTGTATTTCCTTCAATAGCCAAATCAAAATATAAACCATTATTTTTTTGATATAAGTTTATTGAACAATTTTGACTGCTTAATTGAACATTAAATGTTTGTGCAGCTACTGCATTAAGAGGAATTATTTGCATATTAGTCCCATGAACCATTTCCAGTAGTCTTGCCTATTGTACCAAAATCAATATAATTTTTTTTAGCAGTTATTTGAGATTTTTGTTTTTTGGTAGGAGGAACTGGCGATACTTGACCGTTATTCTGAGCAGGTGTTCCGCTAGGTTGAGAAGTAACTGGAATTGCTGCTTGAACAACTCTAACTTCTTGAAACCATAGTTGAGCAATAATTAAAGATACGCCTTGCTTTGATTCTCTACGATAATCAAAATGAACTAAATTACAATTCTCATAAGTGTAATTTGGAGTAATAACATTAATCAATGTCAAAGAACTAATTAAAAGTTCAATCGTTGACAAGAAATTTTCTTTTGTCATTGCTCCATTACCATTACATGAAATGGTAACTCTTACATCAAAAGGCAATGCAACTTTGTTATAACTTTGAAACGCACCACCTTCAATCGGATAGGTTGGAATCTTGCGTTCTTCACGATATTCAAAATCAATAAATGAATCAGGCGTAATTACACTTTCACCATTAAGACCAATAAATCCCCATTGCGTACCAAAAGAATTAACTGGTACTGGAGGAGTAGTGCTTAATACTGGTGCAGGTGTTGGAACTTTAGGTGAGCGTGGAATTGCTGGAACACCAGGAAGTTTAGGAATATCAGGATATGGAATTAAAGGCATTATCTATTTCCCACTACACCAGCATTGATTAATGAATTGTTTTGAATTGCTTTGTTAATTCCAAGAGCAATACCATTTGCATCAGTAGCATTAGTTTGAACATTAATGGTGTTGATGCTTGTTTGTACGTTGTTATTTGTCACGCCTGAATTCATAGGCGCATTTGCTTTTGCACCTGTCATGCCACTTTCAAAACCAGGGATTTCTTGTCCGACTCTATGCAGTTGAGCCAAGTCTAATTCTTGATTAGGATTGACTCCTAATTTTTTAGATAAATAATCAATATAAGATGCTTGGTCTGTAGTTGAATAAGCGTGTTTACCATTTATTCCGCCAATAATTGACGCAATAGACTTTTGACCTTTGTTGTAATATTGATTTTCTAATAAATCATCAAGCGCAGCTTGACCTGTTTCATTGTCAGGAAATATTGCAAATCCACCTGAATCTTGACCAGTGGCACCATGATTTTTAGCCCACTCGCCATATTTGATATTACCAGGATTTTTATTTCTTTGGCTTCTAGCACTACCAGTAGCAGCAGTTCCAGTTGTCGCTGGATTTACAGGTTCTTTATATCCAGTTAATTTGTCATAAACGCCTAAAGCTGCACCAAGAATAGGACTTACCCTTGATAAAGATTTAGCTCTATCCGACATACCAATTTTTGATTCAAATTTATCAATTGCATTTGATAACTTTGCATACATACTAACAACATACTCAATACCATGAGCCAATGTAATTAAAGTAGGATACAAGCCGTCCATGACGCTATTTTTAGCACCACCAAACGCATTTGATAAATTACCAAGTTCAGCTTGGAATTTTTTAGCTGATTCTGTATTTTTATCATTAACACCTGAAAGTTTATAACTTTCGTTAAATAGTTTACGAACAGAGTCAGAACCCTGTTCCATAATCATAAAGGTATTTTTATCAATGCCTAGCTGTTGAGCTAACGTATAAGTAAGCTGTTCGCCATTAACTTTTCTGAACTCATTAAGAGCATCAGATAGTTTATAAATATCAACGGTACCTTTGTTAATATCTACCGAGCCTAAAGCACCTAAACGTGCCAAAGGTGTAAGCATTGCAGCATTGCCTAGCTTGATACCAGCAACACCTGATTGTAAGTTTTGTAACGTGGCTTGAAATTCATCCGCATTGCCACCGACAGATTTTAATACACCGCCCCAAGCATCAAGCTCTTTAGCAGACAAACTAAAAAGATTTGCATTTCTGCTTAATGCTGCATTTCCAGCAGTCATTGTATTAACAAAACTAACAAATCCGCCAACACTAAAGGCAGCAGTACCAAAAGATATTAAAGCATCACGGGCTTTTTCAAATCCTTCAGCAGATTTTTTTGCGTTTTGTTGTAAGTTTTTTTGTGACTTTTGATTAGCTTCATCAAATTTGCGTAGTTCTTCTACGGATTTTTTTTGTGCTTTATCAAATTTTGAGGAGTCTAAGCCAAGCTCGATTAATAGACTGTCGATGACTGTAGCCAAGATTTACTCCTTATGATTTATTTTTGATTCATTATATAAGCGTTATGCCTATCAACGGCATTAATTTCTAATAATATCCACATATCCTCAACACTGTAAACAGTGTCGAGTTCGTGGAGTGTAGCTAACCTAGATGATATTACTGCTGCTATCGCTTGCGTTGTGGCTTGATACTCAATGAGTCGCTTGGAGTTTGTTCCTGAGGACTTGATTCCGAAGTCGATTTGCTTCCGTCTAAAAAAAAATCCATGTGTAAGCTCCACACAGCCTTTCTTAACTGCAAGCGAGTTACAACTTCTTCAATATCTTCTTCAATTAAAGCTCGTCTAATACTTGAAGAAGGAACAATTTGAACGCATCCCATCATGTCATCCAAAAGAGGCTTTGCAGCATCAAATGGAATCTTTAATAAATTCATGTAACCAATAGCCATAAGACCAGCCATGCCTTGAGAGGCTAGACCATCGGGTATCTCGATGCCAGCATTGCCGACAGCGAGAATAACCCGAAAAGCCCAGTTCTCGGCTTGAGAAGCCGACATTTCAGTGATGATAAATTGTTTACCAGTATCTCTACCAGTATCCGCTATAAATGTCGTTTCTTTTCTAGCCATAAGTTATTAGAACCCTGATTGTGAACCTACAATTGTTTGCCAAGTGATTTCGTATACAACTGGTTGTAATGTTTTCTTAACAGCAGGAAATGGAGTCGCAAGAGTTAAGTAACCATTCACTAGATTATACACCATACCAGTAGAAGGTAAAATAATTGTACCATTTGCAGTAAATACATCTGAAACTGAATCTTGAGCAGCTCTCCAGCCATCAAAAATTGATACGCTTGGACTATCTGCTTGAAGATGCACTGTCATTTTGTATGGAACCCATACTTTACCACCTGAAAGAACACCGTCAACACCCATTAATGTTTCTGATTGTTGAACTGCTTCACTTTCAAAACCATCATCTACAGCATACCCTTGAATTAGAACTGGACTACCAAAGATACCGCCTACTGATAATGTTAAGATTGAATTTGCTGAGGTTATTGTTGCCATGATTTATTAATCCTTATTGAATAGCGATAGAAGCAAGAGTAATTTGTTGTACGCTTTCACCATCTTGGTAGTATAAAGTGATTGGAGGTGATTGACGAGCTGCACGAGTTTGAGCCGTTGCAGGTGAGATTTGCAATACATAACCTTGTGAAGCAATAACTGGAGAAGCGTCATAACCTAAAGCATATTGAACTTCAGCAGCTTGAGCAGCAGAAAGTTGGATACCTTTACGAATCGCACCAAAATTAATTGCAGCATTGATTGGGTCTAAACAAGCAGCATTAATCAATGAGTAACCTTGAGTGTTGTAAGGAATAGAGCCAACTGATTGAAGCAATGTTACCAAAGCCAATTGCAATTGAGCGTTAAGCCAAATTTGATTCAAATATGTATCAGCCCATAACCATTTGCCTGAAACAGAGCCTGGAGTAAACCAAGCAGCGTTATTAGCTGGATTGTTAGAACCGTAAGCACCGTAAGCATTGTAACCATTAGCAACAACAGCAGCATAGTTAGAAGCAGTTGATACTGAAGGAACCAAGCCTGATTGTTCTTTAAAGTCTAATGTTGCACGACCATTTAAACGAGTGAAATCTAAAGATGCAGCGAAACTTGAAGCAAAAGCAGCGTGTGTATTGTTGCCGTAAATAGGCAATGTACCAACGATTTGATTTGTTTGTAACCAATCACCAAATGTATTTGTAGCTGCTGCGTTAAGAATATTAACATCAGAATCTTGACAGATAAATAGGTAACGTGGAGCAACTGAGTTAGACCAAGTAGCAAATGCCTCTTTTTCTGCAATAGTTGCAAGTTCCCAAGTTGTAAAGAATGTAGCCCAGTTTTGGTTTTGATTAATAATGCTTGTCATGTATGTTGCTGGAACAGCAGCAGCTTGACCTTGTGAAAGAACAGCACCAGTAGCTTGAGTTAATGCCAATCCAGTTGCCAAAGCACCAGTTGTAGCATAAGTAATAGTTTGAGTAGCACCAGTTGTATTTGTAGTAAATATAAATGCGCTATGTTGAGAATCAAAAGTTACTGTAAAGTTAGGTGAAGTAAATGCACCTTGAATAATTGTAGCTGCATTGCTAAAACTTGTAGCACTTGCAAGATTGATAGTGCCTGAAGTTTCAGTAACGCCAGCTACAGTCAATGATAATGTGCCTGTACCTAATGCTTGCAATTGACCTAAAGTTAAAGAAGCCAATGAACCACCACGCAACCAACCAGCAGTTGCCACTTCAGGATAATTAGCAATTAATAGTGAGCCTGGTAATTTTGTACCAATGCTATAACCATTAAAATAAATGCTTGCCAATGTTGCTTCTATTGAATTAGCACCGAAATATGTTTGAACATCAGCAGCACTTGCAAAATTTAAAATAGTTCCAGCAGGAGCGTAAGCATTTTGTGTGAGCATCAAACCGTTTAAATCAACAGCGATACCACCAGCAGATAGCACGGATGGGACTACATTTACTACTTGTGAAAAAGGAATGGTACTCATTAAATTACTCCTATGGTTTAAAAGTTTGGTCAATCGGAGCCAAATCGACAATAGCTTCTAACATTGACTGCTGTGAAGTAGTCAATATTGGATTGTATTGTAAACTAGCTGTAATTTTCCAGCGTTGTTCGTATTGTTCCTCGCCATCAATCAGAGGAATTTGAACAGGGTTATCTGCATACAAAGGCTGAATATTCGCAGGAAATAACTCCGTTGCATATTCGTCACGAAACAAAGATTGAGTTTCAAAAGCCCAAACTTGTGAGTCAGGACCATAAAAATCAAGCTGCATTGCGTAATTTGTAGGCGTTAGAATGAATTTTTGTTGTAAGGTTGAACTGTATGTATCAACGTTGAAAGATAATCTATCCATGCCAACGTTATTCATTGCAATAAAACCGCCTTTTGGCATTGCTACCAAATTCTCTTGTGCTTGTATGATTTCCACTCCAGCAGGAATGAAAGTCTTAAAAAATGTCACCAAAGCCGTAAATACATCTTGGTCAATGATGTCAATCGTTACACTCATTCTTCAGTCCATTCTATTGAAATATAAATATTAGTTCCACTAGGAACTGTATCGCCATTTAAACTAAAGCAAAATGATTGATTAACGCCACGCAAAATGATGGGTTGTGTATTTCTAATTCCGAAATCTTCAATCCACGGAAATACAGGAATACCAGTATTAGTAGCATTAGCCAAAGCGTAATGGTCACCAAACATAAAAGTTCCAGTTCCTAATGTGGCAGGATTAGCTGAATAAGCCCTAACAACTGCCGTTGGTGCTGGATTGGTTGTGTCATAAGGAACACCCGTTAATACTGTAGAAGTGCCACCTGTATTAGCTGTAGTCCTAAAAAAACAATAAAAGTCAATTACGCCAGCAGAACTAGAATTATCCGCAGTTACTTGTAATCTTGTAATTTTGATTGTTTTAGTTGCTGAACCTGTAATAGTAAATACATCAGTTGCAGGTGAAGCTGGTGTAATATCATAAACACCTGCTCGGTATGTTGGAATATTGACTAAAGGATTACCAAACTGGTCAATTGATACTGCTGCATCGGCAGCTAATCCAGGTGTTCCATTGTTTACATTAATTTGCATAATTTATTCCTGTTGTAAAGTTACGATGACATGGCACCAGTCTGACCACGTTTCTACTACTTTTGTAATCAGCCAGTTTCTATTACATCCGCCAGGGATTTCAGGAAATACCAAAATATCACCGCCAATGTTATCGGCACGAACCACGCCAGCAGCATTTCCAAACATATAGACAGAACGCATCACTCCTGTGATATTTAATCCGTCTGTGTGTTGTAAATTAGTTGTATCTAAGGCTTGAACTTGTGCTTTAACGGTAAGCGTTAAACTCGTAGGAGTTCTTTTACCTGCTGCATTAGTTGTATATCCAGTAGACTGAATCCAATTGATTTGAATATTTGGATTGGTAATTTGAGTATATTTATTAACAAGACCACGCAAATTCATTTTTAGCCCTTATTGAAGTCTGAACCAGCTTTGTTGACTGCATTTGAAACAGAGGCAAGCATCAGTCCCGTTTCAATCAATGGTTTAGATGAACCTTTACGCTTAATAGTGATAGGCGATAAAGGAGGGCTGTAAATACTTGAGATTTTTGTTTGAATGTCGGCAGCAGCTACTCTACCAACCAAGTCTAGTACGTCAAAAGCCGTCATTTTGTTTTCTACGACCTTTGGTATTGATTTAGCAATTATTTTAGTCCACTGCTCTTTTTGTTCGGCTACAGTTGGTCTAATAAATGGTCTTGGAGGAATTTTCTTTGCTGGTGCGCCAAATTCCTGAATTGCAGCTACTTGAGCTACTGGAGTTCCATCTTCATAATTAATGCCTGAAGGAAGTCCTACTTGTGCGACTAGACCATTAAATTCTTCAGGAACTCTGTCTAGTGTTGCCTTAATCTTATCAAGATTAAGCGCAGCCATTATCCGAAATATCCGCCAGCTCTACGGAAACCTAGATTTTCGTTACTACCACCTACGAACAATCCTACATTGGCAACTACTCTCAACAATGCTCGCAATTGATTTCCATAAGGCGTAGTAGCTAACCACCAGCCAAAAGCTGTTTTAACAGGAGGAGGCACCATAGATACATTAACTGTACCTTCACTGGTTCCTTGAACTACTACTGTTGGAATACCAGCATTAATCATTGTGAATGATTGCGCTAAGTGAGCGCACATCAAATCTAAAGCAAGTTGCAATTGCTTGGTGTTGAAGTCCCAAGCTGTATTGTTATTTAAGTTAATATAAGCTGTTCCCATAGTCCACCAGCTACTTAATTGAGCTTCAGGAAAGTCAGTTGTATTTTCAAACGCAGGAAATTCAAGCCTGAAGTTTGTATCGTTATAGCTAGGGACTAGAGAGGTCATCTTAGTTTACTTTCGGTTCATCTTCTTCTTTGAAATCTGAAGCAGTCAATGGTGCAGACTTGTCTTTCAGATTCATGTCAGGAACGACTTTTTCTACAACTGTTGGCTTCTTGCTTACGCTTAAAAAACCATCTTTTTCATGTTGTAAAAATACTGGATTCTTTTTCAAAGCCTCATATTCAGCTTCGTCAATTTCTGTAGCTACACCAATTGGTGTAATCAAACGGTCATTAGCAACGCCTGTACCGCCTTTAATCATTACGCCTTTATCTTTAATAGGCATATCGTTACCGCCCTGCAACCAGTTTTGGTACAGTTGGTCATTTGCCAACGTAGAAAATACTTGGACTTTCGCCATTTGGAACTCCTTGTAATATATTGTGTAATGCGTTAGTATAATCTCTCAAAAGGAGAAATTATTATGCAATTTAGAACTTGCACAAAATGCAGGGCGCAAAAGCCCCTCGAGCAATTTAGCCTAAATTCAAGAAATAAGCAAGATGGTAGGCAACCAAAATGCAAAGATTGTGTAAAACAATATCGAATTGATAATGCAACACAGATTAAAAACAAAAGTAAAGAATATTGCAAAAATAATTCGGATAAAGCCATTTTAAGAGCTTCTGAATGGGCTAAAAATAATCGTAAACGCTCCAATGCAATTAAAGCTAAATGGCGTTTAAATAATTCCGAAAAAATGGAGGCTATCCGCAAAGAATGGGATAAAAATAATCCCGATTATAGAGCTTCTCAATGCAGAAAATATCAAGCATCAAAATTAAATTCTGTGCCTCTATGGGCTAATAATAAAAAAATGCGTGAAATATATAAAGAATCTCGCAGACTTACATTAGAAACTGGTACTCAATATCACGTTGACCATATTGTGCCTTTAATCTCTAACTTAGTCTGCGGACTCCATTGTGAAGCAAATTTACAAATATTACGTTTTGATGAGAATGTAAAAAAGGGCAATCGCCTTTGGGTTGATATGCCCTAATTTACTTAACTCATTAATTGTTAAAGATTAAATCCCACTATATCGAACAACGGCATAAGGTCGTTTTAACATGACCCCTGCTGTGGCATTGGAGTAGTCTTCTACATACGCTTTAGCTTGTTTTTCAACGCCAAGTGCTTGGAACTTAGCTGGAACAACTTGTACCCAAGTACGGCTGTCATCAGAAGCACCATCTTCAACGTGTTCTGCGTAGAGGTAGAACACGTTAGCACCACCGTTAGCATAGTTCAATTGAGGAGCTGAGATAACACGCAATTTAGCGTAAGTCTTGTTCAACCAGTCACGAACTGAAATACCAAAGTCAGATGTAACTGACAAGTATTGATAAGCATCAGTAGGTAAAGCCAATGTCAATTCTGCATCTTCAGGATTGATAGTATCTTGTGATTGAGTTTGCAATTGAGCAGCAGCAACACGAATGTCAGCTACGATTTGCAAGAAAGACTTGTTAGCCCACAATGTTGAAGAACCTGTGCCAGTTGCAGCTACAGTAACGTAAGCTGGCAATGCAGGGTCATTCAAGAAACCGTAAGTTAAGTTGTTACCACCGTTGTAACCATTGAAACCAACTAAGTTACGTTGAATTTCCAATGATAGAGCAGCAGAAGCACGTTTTTCAGCAGAAGTGCTTACACGAATACGAGCAGCACGAGCTTCTTCTAAAGAACCTACTTTGATACCTTTTTCAAAACGGATAACAGTTCTACGAACAAAGTTAGTGTTCCATGAAGCTAGTGGAACGTTTGTGTAGTCACCGTATGGTAAAGCGTTACCGATTGGTTCCAAGATACCTTGAACGATTTCTTCATCTTCCCATGAACCAGTTGTAGTAATACCAACCAAATCGTCAATTTTACGAGCAGCAGTAATTACTTTAACAAAACCAGGCAACCAGTTTTGCAAGAATTGAACTGGAGTGGTCATAGAC